AGTTCAGACGTGTGCTCTGCCGATCTGTTATTTAGGGATTTTTTTCTGTGTCTGCGATTTTTGACCTGTTTGGATTGCCTGTGCGAGAAAAGCGCGGCGATGCTGGGCGACCTTCACATGAACCAACGGAACAAATTCGCAATAAAATCATGATTTTATTTGCATTTGGTTGGACAAAGGAAAGAGTGGCAGACAGCGTTGGTTTGTCTTTACCGACTTTTAGAAAGTATTATTTTTCTGAAATCAAAATGCAGGACGTTGCGCTGCTGCGTGTCAAGGGGCGTCATATCGAACTGTTATGGGCAAAGGCCGAAAGCGGCGATGTCGGGGCAATGAAAGAAATTGGAAAGATGCTTGACCGCGTTGAATTGGCCGCATTGTCAGAACAAGTAATACACCGCGATTCAGTTGAACGCTCGAAGGCTCCAAAATTAGGAAAGAAGGAACAACAGAAAATTGCCGCGAGCGCTGTCACGGGTAAATTTGCAACTCCTAACGGACCTCGGATGAACTGATGCAGTGGACCACGGCTTGTCTCGATTGGGATAAGCGTATTGTCGAAAAGCGGTCGTTGATCGCGTTCGACCCGCTGTTTCCGGACGAAGCGCAGGCGGCGTTGAGAGCGTTTAAGTCTTTGCGAATTGTGGATTTGCCTGGGCAACCTACATTTGGCGAAGTGTGTGAACCATTTGTATTTGAGTTTGTTGCAGCGATATTTGGATCATATGACGCTGATACTGCAAAGCGATTGATTTCTAAATTCTTTCTGTTGATCAGCAAGAAGAACAGCAAATCAACGATTGCAGCAGGAATTATGGTTACTGCGCTTGTTCGTAACTGGCGGAGGATGGCGGAGTTGCTGATTTTGGCTCCGACGCTGGAAATTGCGAACAACAGTTTTAACCCGGCTGCGGGTATGATCCGGGCCGATGCTGAACTGGCTGATTTGCTACATGTTGTTGATCATCAGCGTATAATTAGGCACCGTGTTACGGGCGCAGAATTGAAGGTTATTGCGGCGGATAGTAACACGGTAGGCGGCACAAAAGCAGGTTTTGTTCTGATTGATGAACTGTGGCTTTTTGGTAAAAAAGCTGGCGCAAAAGCGATGTTGGATGAAGCGCTTGGTGGGTTGGTTTCCCGCGAAGAAGGTTTTTACGTTATGCTGTCGACGCATAGCGATGAACCGCCAGCGGGCGTGTTCAAGGATGAATTGGAGTATGCGCGCGATGTTCGCGACGGCATTATAGACGATCCGACATATTTGCCGATGCTGTACGAATGGCCGGATAAAATGTTGAAGTCTGAGGCCTATGCAGATCCAGCAAATTTTTACATCACCAACCCGAATATCGGGCGGTCGGTAAGTCAAGCGTGGCTAGAATCCAAGATGGCTAAAGAGGGTTATGGTTCGGGCGAAGGCAAACAGATATTTTTTGCCAAACATTTGAACGTTGAAATCGGATTAAAACTGCGGCGTGACCGCTGGCGCGGGGCGGATTATTGGGAAGGCGCGGCGGTTTCATCGCTGCGTGATCTGGATGATTTGCTAGCGCGGTCTGAGGTCGTTGTTGTTGGCCTGGACGGCGGTGGGCTTGATGATTTAACCGGATTTTGCGCCCTTGGCCGTGATCGTCGCACAAAAGCGTGGCTTTACTGGACGCATGCTTATGCGCACCGCAAGGTTTTAGAAATACGCAAATCGATTGCTCCGGCATTGTTGGGGTTTGAAACGGACGGTGATTTGACATTCTGGGGCGATGCGCATGGCAGTGTTGCCCAGTTACTTGCCGATGACAGCGGGATAGAGTTTTCGCGGGACATGTTTGATGCGGATGTGGCGGCAATTGTCGCATTATGCGTTCGGGTTCGTGAAAGCGGCTTGATGCCCGAATTTGCCGGTATTGGTGCCGATCCAGCCTCCATCGGGGCGTTGATCGACGCCTTGATTGATGCAGATTTCACGCTTTGTGAAGGCAGCAAAGGTGACATTGTTGGCATATCACAGAGTGCAACGAATATGTTTTCAGCCATCAACACGATGGAACGAAAATTAGAAGCCGGAACCGCCGCACATGGTGGAACCGATTTGATGAATTTTTGTGTTAGCAACGCCAAGGTTGAGCAGAGAGGAAATGCCGTGACAATCACTAAAGCCAGCGCAGGCAAGGGTAAAATTGACCCGCTGGTGGCATGTTTTGTTGCGACTAAGTTGATGGAGCGGAACCCAGAGGCGCGAGGCATGTCTATATACGCCGAGCGCGGCATTCGCGTGTTTTGATCAGATATGGGATTTTGGGACCGATTTCGCAAAGAAGCGAGCAGCACAACCGCGCCTATTGAAAGCAGCAATGATGCTCCGCGCCTGAATGCTTTGGGATCGTCTGAATTTGCCGATTTGTTGCGTGGTGCGTCTGGGTCAGTGACGTTAAAGGACGCGCTGCGCAATGCGGCGGTCAATCGTTGTGTGACTCTGATATCGAATGGGATGGGGCAGTTGCCCCTTGACCTGATTCAAACGGACGCCAGTGGGACAACGCAAGAGAAGGCACGGGACCATCCGGTTTATCGGATTTTGAAGCATCGGCCCAATAATTGGCAGACGCCGTTTGTTTTCAAGCGGCATCTGCAGCGCCAAGCGTTGACTCATGGTGATGGTTTTGCGCTACCAATTATGACCGGTAGCCGTGTCAGTGAGTTGATACCGCTGGATGCTACCCGGATGCGGGTTGAGCAGACCAAGGATTGGTCCGTCGAATATATCTATGCGGCAGGAAAAGGGCAGACTGAGCGCCGCTGGAAATCAGGTCAGTTGCTTCATTTGATGGGTCCGAGCGATGACGGCATCAAAGGGATGTCGATGACCGATTATGCCAGAGACGTGCTTGATTTGTCGCGGCAATCCGACAAGTCGATGCTATCGATGATGAAGCGCGGTGCAAAGCCGGGCGGGATGTTGAAACTGCCTGCGGGCAAGACGTTGACCGATGAACAGTTCAATCGGCTGCGTGATCAGTTTAACAATGATTATGCGGGTGTTGAGAATGAAGGCAAGTGGGCCATTGGCGAAGATGGCCTTGACGCCCAACAATTTCAGGCCAGCGCCAAAGAGGCACAAAGTGTCGAGTTTCGCAATCAGCAGGTTGAGGAAATCGCCCGTATCTTTGGTGTGCCGCGTCCGTTTTTGATGATGGATGACACAAGCTGGGGCAGCGGTATCGAGCAGCTGGGCATATTCTTTGTGCAATACGGCCTCGCGCCGTGGTTTGTCGCATGGGAACAAGCGATTGCGATGTCTTTGCTGAACGAGCGTGAGCGGGAAACCTATTATGCCAAATTCAATGAACGGGCATTGCTGCGCGGTTCGATGAAAGATCAGGGCGAATATATCGCCAAATTACTGGGTTCAGGCGGTAGTCCGCAGGTTATTGAGCAAAATGAAGCGCGTGGGTTGATTGACCTGCCGCCGCATAAAGACGGAACCGGCCTGTCATCCGGAATGGGAGTTTCAAGCAATGCGCAATAAGTTAAAAGTTTTTGCTATGGCTGACATCGCGGCCCGTCCTGGAGCGTTGCCATTGCCTGCTGATCGCAGCATCCAAGCGTTCACAAAGCCGGACGTGTTTGACCGTTGGGGCGACGATCTAGCGGCATTGCGTCCATCGGCGCTGGAAATAGGCGACAATGTCATCACGATGTTTGACACTATCGGCGAAGATTATTGGAGCGGCGGCGGTGTTACAGCCAAAAAGGTTGCGGCGCAGCTGCGCGCCATTGGTGATCGTCCGGTTCAGGTGCAAATCAATTCACCCGGTGGCGATATGTTTGAGGGCATCGCGATTTACAACATATTGCGCGAGCACCCGCAGCAGGTGACCGTCAAAGTGATGGGGATGGCGGCAAGTGCGGCGTCGATCATTGCAATGGCAGGCGATGATATTCAGATCGGTTCGGCCAGTTTCTTGATGATTCACAATTGCTGGGTGCTAGCGGTTGGAAATCGCCATGATATGGCAGAGACATCAGCATGGTTGGCCCCGTTCGATCAAGCCATGGCCGATGTGTACGCTGCACGAACCGGAATGGATGCAGCAGCGACGGCGAAGTTGATGGATGCTGAAACCTATTTGTCAGGCAGCCAAGCGGTTGACCAAGGCTTTGCCGACAGTCTGTTGTCCAGCGATAAAATTGCGCCAGACGCAAAGGCACAGGCCAACGCCAAAGAGATTAGCGAAATGTATGCGTTGGAGCGCACATTGATCGCCGGGGGCAAGACGCGCGCCGAGGCGCGCGCCACGTTGCAAAAGATCAAAGGCAAGCCGGGCGCTGCCGATGAAGTCACGCCGAGCGCTGACGATTTCGATTGGGTCAAGGCAGCGGCTGACCTGAAAAAAACTTTGTTAAATTAAAGGAAATTCATATGACAAAATTAGCAATTGCGACAAGCTTGCTTGGTGCGACTGGCCTTTGTGCGCCACGTGCCGTTATGGCCCGCCCCCGCGCCGAAGCGCCAACCGACCCAAAAGCGTTATTCGCCGAACTGAATAAGACGTTTGAAGAATTCAAAGCCAAGAATGA